GTAGTTGCACAAGCAGAAGCAGATGCACCTAAATCGGGTTATGATATAGGACATTATTATACTCTTGCAACAAATGATGACGGCACTATTGCTCTTAAAACAGCGGACGCTAGTGAAATTGATGCAAGTGCTATTGGAACTAGTGCAGACATGATTTCTGATCGTCCTGACAGAGCAGGATATCAAGGATACTTACTTGGGGTTGAAGGTAACAACGGTGCTCCGTATGGTATGGGGATTAGTTTTCCATCAGTGCCAGAAGATGGAGATTATTTTATGCGAACAGATTTTTCACCAAAACGATTATTTAAATATGACGGTAATCGCTGGGTCAAACTACAAGATGGTATAAGAGTTGATCTTTCAAATACTGATACCCGCAATACACAGAAAACAACATTTATTAACAATCCAACAACAGCACAAATTGGTGGTGAAACAGTTAAAGAGAAGCAGAGTCTTTCAAAGGCACTGCGTCCAAAGGCAGATAATTAATGGAACATTTTTATGACGGCCAAGTAAGACGATATGTAACTCAAATGGTAAGATTGATGAGTAACTTTTCTGTTAAAGATGGCAAAGGTAATTTAACTCAAATCCCTGTAACATACGGAGATCTTACACGCCAAGTTGCAAACATCATACGTGATAACAGTGAAAATAAAATACCAAGTGCTCCGCGTATTGCCGTACATATTACAGGCATGGAAATAGATAGAGAACGCACAAGTGATGCAAGTTATATTAGCAAAGTTAACATCAGAGAACGTGCTTATGATGAAACAGGCAAAGAATATTTAAATTACGAAGGCAAAAATTATACAGTTGAAAGACTAATGCCTACGCCTTACAAGTTAACATTTAATTGTGATATTTGGTCAACTAATACTGATATGAAATTACAAATATTAGAGCAAATATTAGTGTTGTTTAATCCAAGTTTAGAATTACAAACTACTGACAACTATATTGATTGGACTAGTTTAACTGCTGTTATGTTAGACAGTGTTACATGGAGTTCAAGAAGTGTACCGGTTGGTGTTGATAGCGAGATAGATGTTTCAACATTAACATTTAGTACACCAATTTATATTAGTCCTCCAGTTAAAGTTAAAAGACTAGGAGTTATCACAAACATTATTACAAGTATATTTGATGAAGATACCGGAACAATAGACTTAGGATTAAGCATGCCAACATTAAATTCATATGATGATAGTGTTGTACCAGGCGCTGTAGATACTAAAGGCGGTCGTCGAGTTGAAACTACTGCGGCTAAGCATGTAGTCGGTACTAACTATCAAGACTATGGCGTTTATATACAAGGCACCCTAGCACAAATTGAAAGTCGTGGTATAGTTGGTGCATCTAACTGGAGGCAAATACTAGATTCTCATCCAGGACAATACCAAGACGGTATTAGTAGAATGTATTTTACAAAATTGAACGAAGTAAAGCATGAAGTTACTGGTACAATTAGTATGAATCCTATAGATGAAACTCAGTTAATAATTGATTGGGATACTGATACATTCCCAAGTAATAGTATTATAGAAGGACCGGTTAGAAATAACAATCAATGGACAACTATTGATTATATAATTGACCCGCAAAAGACTGTTCCAACAAATGTAATGAAGGGCCTCGGTGGTAGGCTATTGTTATTAAATGACATCGGCGATGCTAGTAATGGAGAAGGTGCTGATGCATGGCGAGGTGACTTGGGTGATTTAGTTGCTAAACGTAATGATATAATCGAATGGAATGGTACTAGTTTTGTTGTTGTATTTGAAGCCGTAACTAAAAAAACAGTTACATACGTAACTAACTTGAATACCGGCATCCAATATCGATGGGACGGCGAAGAATGGTTACTAAGTGTTGAAGGCCTATATCCAGGAGGGACCTGGAGGATAGCACTAAATGGATAATTATTTTTATGAACAAGATAATTTGCAGTGGAACATTATTCTATAGTCTAGACACCCAGCGGTTTTTATTACTACATCGTGCTCAAGGAAAAACTAAAAATCTTTGGGGATTAGTTGGAGGCACTGGTGAAGGCGAAGAAACTCCGTGGGAAGTACTAAAGCGTGAAATACAAGAAGAAGTTGGGTTTAGTCCAACTATAGAAAAAACAATTCCGCTAGAAACTTTTATATCACACGATCATCAATTCCAATTTCATACCTATCTCTGTGCAGTCAAAGCAGAATTTATACCTATTTTAAATGAAGAGCATCACGGTTATGCGTGGGTCAAAAATGGAAGTTGGCCAAAGCCATTACATCACGGTTTAAGAAATACACTTCAAAGCAAAATGAATCAAGGTAAACTAGAAACAGTTACTAAAGTACTGAATTTGCTTGACAAGTGAGCCAATAGATAGTATAATAACATTATGAAAGTATTAGTTCTCGGCGATGTAATAATCGACAAATATATCTATGGTACTAGCACTCGGATTAGTCCAGAAGCACCTGTCCCTGTGATTACATATAAAGACGAAAAAGAAACTATCGGTGGTGCAGGACTTGTATTTGAAAACTTAAAAAGTTTAGGCGTTGATGTCGATATGTTTGAAACACAAGGTCAAGTAAGTGTTAAAACTAGAATAATTTGTGACGGCCATTATATTACACGTATTGATGATGACGCACACGCAAGTGGTACAGACGTATTAGACCTTGTAAAATCAACAGACTTTTCACAGTATGACTATGTTGTACTAAGCGACTATGACAAAGGTGTATTAGATAACGCAAGACAAATTATTAAGCATATAAACAGTCAGGGTTGCAAAGTTATTGTAGACCCTAAACGCAATGCAAGTGAATATAAAGATGCATGGATTGTGAAGCCTAACTACAATGAATTCCATGACTTAGGATTTGATAAATGGCAAGGTAATATTATTACAACTAATGCAGGCGACGAAGTTATTGCTACTATTGACAATACTGAATATAACGTACCTGTAGAAAAAGTTGAAGTATCAGATGTTACCGGTGCTGGTGATTGTTTCTTAGCAGGATTTGTATACGCACTTACAAAAGAATATGATTATAACGAAGCATTAAAAATTGCTGTACGTTCTTCTAGAGAAAGTGTAAAACATAACGGTACATATATTCTTAAAAAGTCCGATGTAGAAGATACTGTTATATTCACAAATGGTGTTTTTGATATATTACATACCGGGCATTTAGAATTATTACGACAAGCAAAAGAATTAGGCAATAAACTTATTGTAGGCATTAATTCAGATGCAAGTGTAAAAAGACTTAAAGGTAATAACAGACCAATAAACAATGTTGATCAAAGAGTAAAACAAATATCAATGCTACCGTGGGTTAACGAAGTCCACGTTTTTGATCAAGATACTCCTTACGAGTTAATTAAGTATATACAACCTAACATAATTGTTAAGGGAGGAGACTATACTGTTAACACTGTAGTAGGACACGATTTAGCAGAAGTGCATCTTATCCCTACAGTAGAGGGTTATTCAACAACAAATATTATAGAGAATAGTAAATGAATGAAAGTTTAAAAATTTTAATTACAGGTGCTGATGGGTTCATTGGTAAAAATCTAAAAGAACATTTAATGGATCAGGGTCACGGTATTGCCGAATATACATATATTAAAAACGTAGTACCTGATTGTAGTCAATTTGACAAAGTAATACATATGGGTGCTATATCAAGTACAACTGAAAGAGATGTTGAAAAAGTCCTACAGCATAATTTAGACTTTAGTCATCGATTAATGCAAGTATGTGACATGCAAGGTGTTGACTTAATCTATGCATCAAGTGCTAGTGTATACGGTGATGGACAAATGTTTAATGAAGATGCTCCTAAACAACCGCAAAGTCCATATGCTTGGTCAAAATATTTATTTGATCGTAGTGTCGAAATGGTAGACTGGAGTGAATATAAATGCAACATTAAAGGATTACGGTTTTTTAACGTATACGGAGAACACGAAGATCACAAAGGTGATCAAATGAGTGTTTTTCATAAGTTTACTAATCAAGCAACAGAAACAGGCAAAGTGCATCCTTTTGAAGGAAGTGACGAATACTTGCGTGACTTTATTTACGTCGGTGATGTGTGTAAAATTATTGAGAAGATGATGTACGTTGATGAGATGGGTATCTACAATGTAGGAATGGGTAAAACAACTAGTTTTGGATCTATTGCTAATACTATTGCAGACAAATACAATGCGACTGTAGAACCTATTCCAATGCCTAACGTAATGCAAGGACAATATCAAAAATACACTTGTAGTGATAATACAAAACTTTTAAAAGCAATAGGTGACTTTAAATTTACAACGCCTGAAGAATGGATACAAAATGCTTAAACTTGGAAATTTAGAACTCCATCAATTATTTGCAGTGCCGGTAGGTGTAGTACGCATGCCTAAACTTGATATCAAAATAAAAGAACAATTAATTAATAGTAAAGAAATAGTTTCAAGACCCAATGCTAATAATCCAAACGATAAATTAGAATTGCTTAATGACTTTAAAGATTTAAAGGGAGCAATTACTGATCAAGTAGGTTCATTTGTACATAATTGTTTAGGATATTCTAAAGAACTTAATTTTAAAATGACTAACAGTTGGGTTAGTAAACAGCCGCCTGGCGAGCATGTTAACATACACAATCATGCTAATAGTTTAATTAGTGCAGTATACTATTTGCAAACACCTAGCGATTGCGGTCGTATAATTATGCACAAACGTAAACACTATGATAATGTGTTTAGTGAAGCAGTTGACATTCCAGTAGAAAATTTTACTCCAGTAGCCGCAACAGGTTGGCCATTTGATGTAGAAGAGGATATGTTAATAATGTTTCCTAGTAATGTAGAGCATAGTGTAGAGCCTAACACAAGCGATCAAGATAGATATAGCCTTGCATCAAATTTCTTTGCGTTTGGAAATTTTGGTTATGACAACGTAAAACAATTGGAGATTAACGAATGGAACGACTAGAAGGTAAAGTAGATAAAGGATGGGGCTTTGAATTAATTTGGGCAACTAATGATCTTTATTGTGGTAA